ACGTCTCATCTTTAAATGCGGCACGAGATAAGATCACTAGAGATCAGCTTGCTTAATCGTTACTATTCGTTACTCGGTAACAGTAATTCGTTACTATTCGTTACCGGGTAACAGTAATTCTATAACTTATAAGAAAGGAAACATGATAAAGATAAACAATTTATTAACAGTTGAGCATGACCTGAGCAAGTTCTTGTTTAGAGATCCAGTATCATCCACTCTCCTCTGGTATTTCCTACTCGACCATCCCGGTGGAGAAGATAATGGTTCTGCAGTTTCCATTAAGGAACTGGCAGACAAGCTGAACTTCACAGCAAGGGTGATCCAGAAAAGAATTGATTACCTGGAAGAGAATGGGTTAATCCTCAGCTTCACACCTGAGTTCTATGGTGGGCAAAGATTGCCTAGTATATATCAGATAAACTTTGACTCTGAATTATTTATTAAACCTCCAAAGAAAACTGCACCTAAGGAGGAGAGTCCTGATGTTGACCTCATGATAGCAAAGTTTACAGAGATTAACCTTGCTATACATAAGGAGAAGTATGAACCAACAACACCACAACAACGTAGTAAGTGGGTTAAGGGAGCAGAGAAGATACTTACACTGAAGCCAGATGGTAACGACTTCACTATGCAAACATATGAGGAAGTTGTACTGTTCTTAGCTGAACAAATGAAGGAACATTTGACAAACAATACAGCTTACATGATGCAGTGCAGAGATCTTGGCAACCTAGTATACACACACCCTTCACAGTCTGACTGTAAGTATATAAATGCATACAGAAAAATGACACATGGGAATACAAACACTAACATGGAGAATATAAATGAGCAGACAAACAGATATAAAGAGCATGGTATCTCAACTCATGACAGTTTATGGGAAGAAGTCTAGTACAGATGAGTACAACCACCTCTCTCATATCTGGGAGAAGGCTCTTGCTAAGCTGAATGAGCAGGAGATTAGGGTGGGATACCAAAACCTAATCAAAACTAGAGTAAAGTCTGGTATGCCTAGTCCGGCAGAGTTTTTTGATGCATTGTATAACGACATTAGTGACGATGCATTGATGGCATGGAACCAGTTGTTCCAAGCACTGAAGTCACATCCAGGGAGACCTATTTGTTTTGAGGATACAGTCCTTGCTGAGACTTGCAGAAGACTGGGAGGGTTATCGTTCTTAGGTAGCCTCTCAGCTACAGATCTCTCGTTCCAAAAGAGATCGTTCATGGATACATATTGCATCCTTGCTAAGCAGGGAGATGTCTTCGACCCTGTATGTTCAGGTACATATGAAGCAAAGCCAATTGAGATGAAGACATTGGCAAGCAGGAAGTCTGTTACAGGAGGTGCATTATGAATAGAGCAGAGAGTAACTTACTTAGTATTTGTCTCACTTACCCTGACCTACTGCCTAACATAAGGGCAGTGGTTCAGCCTGAGATGTTTGCCAATAAGAAATATGGCATCATATATAATACTGCTCTTGGGCTTTATGATAAGGACGTTGCTGTTGATAGTGTCACAGTGTCGGCTGAGATCATGGATGATAGATCCTTACTGCCTAAGTTTGGTGAGGAGAAAGCTGTTAATGCCTGCCTTGATGAGATAAAAGACATCCCGGCAAAGGCGGAGAACTTTCTGGATTACTCTGACATTATAGTTAAGATGTACAGAAAATCCTACACTGCTGCGGAAGCCCAGAAGACTGCAGAAAAGATTAAGTCAGGAGAGGATGCAAGTTCACAGGTTGATATACTTAGTGAGAAGGTTCAGCAGGTAGAGAGATCATCTTCTCGGCCCTTCTCCTCCTTCCTAGAGATTGCAAGGGAAGAGGTTGAAGAGATATCAAAACGTAATGATAAGGGGGAGGTGAGCATGAGTGAGTTGTTTGTTACAACTCCATTCCCTAGCCTGAACAGTTTTATATATGGGTTCAGGTATGGATCACTCTCTCTCCTTGGTGCAAGACCTGCAATGGGAAAGACCACATTTGCTGTAGCACTTGCGGCTGATGCGGCACGAAGAGGTATTAAAACCTTGTTCATATCAATTGAGATGAGCAAGACAGAGATAGCACAGAAGTTTATTAGTCATGCATCTGGCATACACTTCAACAAAATACTAGAAGGATATACACTTGAAGAGCAGGACTGGACACACATGGCAGAGATGTTAGGACAGGAGAATGAGGCTTGGTCTAAGAATCTTTCTATTGATGATACATCTGAGACTACAGTAGATGTAATGAGGTCAATTAATTGGGGGATTAATGAGGGATATAAGTTTATAATAGTTGACCACCTTCATGAACTTGCCTTCGATGATAGACGATCACACATTTCACTGACTGAAGCAATGGGTGACTTCGTTAAACGTCTCAGGAATACAGCTCAACGTAACAACATAGCACTGCTTGCTCTCTGCCAGCTTAATAGAGAGGTCGAGAAGAGATCAGCTAAGATCCCTATAGCTAGTGACCTCGGAGAGAGTGGTACTCTGGAGAGAGTGGCACACAATATTATATTCTTATACAGGCAGGAACAACACAAAGGTGAAGTCGATGTTGTCGTAGCTAAGGCAAGAGGTGGTCAGACAGGTATCACTACCCTTGACTTTGATGGCGGCACTAACCAAGTTAATGATCAGAAAGGAAATTATGGAATCAAATAGAAGAGAACTACCCAACAGGAGATGTGGGTTTACACAAAAGTCTAGGATTGGAGGACACAAGGTGTACCTTCGTACTGGAGAATATGAGGATGGAACTTTAGGAGAAATCTTTATAGACATGCATAAAGAAGGTGCTGCATTCAGGTGTCTCATGAATAACTTTGCTATTGCAGTCTCATTGGGACTACAACATGGCACTCCATTAGAGGAGTACACAGATGCATTTACCTTTACAAAGTTTGATCCATCAGGTGTGGTTCAGGGTAGTGAATGTATCAAGATGAGTTCGTCTATCCTTGACTATATATTTAGGGAGCTGGCGGTTTACTACTTGGGAAGGGATGACCTTGCCCATGTACCACCTGCTGTGCCAATAATAAACAAGAAGACGGAACCCTATATCCCAGAGATAGATGGACTACCCCAGCCTCTTCAAGATGGAGATGTAGTTATAGTAGAGGAATCCACAGAAACCCATAGGTTTTTAGGGAACCCAATCAAACCTAAAGTGCCCAAGACCTCTCTCGTAGATGAGGCAAAGACTAAGGGCTATGAAGGTGATGCATGTACATCATGTAATCAATTCACCCTAGTCAGGAATGGTTCCTGTCTTAAGTGCAACTCGTGTGGTGAAACATCTGGTTGTTCATAGTAAAATTTAACTTGACTTGTAAAATAAAAATGATATAATAATAATTATTATTTATTATTTATTATATTTATTATTTAATTAATTAAAAAGAAAGAAAAATATTATGCAAGAGTTCAGTCTGGAAAGTTTCCCCAGAAATTTAAGGGATACCATGCATAAGGTGGGCATCACAAGTACAGCATTTGCTAAGGAAGTGAATGTTACTAGGATGAGTGTCTATAACTGGAGGGCTGGACGAACAGACCCTACATTAATCAGGCTGTTTCAAATAGCATCTATCTTAAAGACTGATGTTGGACAGCTACTTAATTCACAACGACAATAAAGGAACACAATGGCAAATTATAATAAGACAATTATTTCAGGCAACTTAGGTAACGACCCTAAGGTAGCAGACGATTCAAGCTGGACACATGCAAGCATCGCAACCAGCAACTCCTGGAAGGATAAGAAGACAGATGAGTGGATGGAAAAGACTCAGTGGCACAGAGTTATGGCATATGGATATGCCGCAGAGAAACTAGCAAAGTGTGTCAAGGGAGAGAACGTACTAATAGAGGGAAGCCTTGATTATTTTGAACCTAAAGAAGAAGGTGGTGAGAAGTCTGCGTATATAAAAGCAGACAAGATTCATACTTCACCTAAACCTAAATCCACAACGGAACATGATGACATTCCTTTCCCCTAAGAAAACTAAACCAGTAACTATACGCCTACCTATCGAGATGCTTCAAGAGTATAAGAAGAAAGCTGAGGAGGCAGGCGTTGCTACATCTAAACTATTAGCTGATGATTGTGTCTCATGGTGGAAGACTGCAAAGCACATGGAGGTGCAGCAACCTGAAGTTAAAGAACTTGAAGGTAGGAAATGGATTAAGGTAGATGGTGAGGAAGTACATCTCACAGATCCATACTCCTATAAGCCGCACATTTTTTTGAATGACGAATGAAGAGATTTCACAGGCAAGCAAACGAATCAGGAAGCCCTCACGTATACAACTGCGTGTCTTCGCCAGACTATTCTACCTTACTATCTTTGGGTCAAGCTTCAATGTCAGCTTACCCAAGCATAGTGATGATAGGACTGGACAGGGTAGTTTTAAGCATTGCGTAACTGAGAAACATTTAAGAAGTGTAGACAATTCTAATGTTGCGGTTGCTTGCCACCTCCCCCGAATGAGGGTATACATGAGTACCTGTTGCCCTCATTCCTTCTCACACAGAACGATCTGAGTATTTATTTTATCTAAAGGCAGGAGTTTTTGCCACTCTACTGAGTAGATCGTTCCTCAACTGATACAATCTATCAATCCTCGTAGCTTTCTCTTCACCACCCATCCTCTTATCAAATCTTATCCTTTTAATACGAGCATTAAGATCATTAACCATCCTTCCCTTCTTCCTTATGAATGCCTTAAACTTTAAGATATCTTTCTTATCATCATAGATATCTTGATAGTCATCCATATGCCCATACTTTTTAGCAAGGTTCATATCTTGTACAGACTGCTCCAACTCTTTTAATCTCTCATAAAATATAGTGCCGGACTTAGTATTCCTTAATGGTGAAGACTTAAATACTCTTCTAGCCATAGGATGATCCGAGAGTTCACGAGCTGGTCTCTCAGGAAAGTCTCCTGTTGTTGATGTTATGTAATCAGCAACACCAAGAACTGTCTGTCCCCACCACCCAAAGTAACCATGAATTAAATGCTCAAGCTGATAAGGTGAAAGCTTTAGTGTGTCTAATGGTATGTTCTCTAGTAACTGTGACGCAAGTATAGATGTCTCTGATGTGTACTGACCATACCTTTTACTTGGTGATCTAACACCACTACCTACAGGTTCTATATCCCTATCAAAAAATAAGTTCCTGTTCATAGCCACCTCTACAAAAGGCTTAACTATTTGTGGTATCGGGACAATACCAAACTCCCTGGATACTAAAGTCTTTATCCCACTCACCAATGCCCCGCCATAGTCAGGATCTTTCCCCTTAGCCATATCAAGTGCTCTCCACGACATGTTACCAAGAAGTGCAAACTCATGTGGCTTTGGTATCTTCCAAATGATATCAGACCCCGGTAACTTAACCTCCCAAAAAGTATCCTTATCCCAATCAGGTCTATTCTGCCACTCCTCATCATCTTCATGCATCATAGCTTCAAACAATGAGGCAAGCACTACCATACCACCTACTATTGCAACTGGTTTTGGATTATTTATTATTGCCCTACCAAACTTATACTTACCTTGTATCATTGCGTTTGCGAATGGGGTAAGCGAGGTCACGAGCTTAACCCAGTCAGCACCACCGTGAAGGGTGAAGTCCATGATGTCTCTTGCTTCAAAGGCGGCTTCAGTTTGACTCTTCCCTTTCAGTAACAACGACTTGAACAGTGCTGCCCTGTTTGCATTCTCTAGCTTATCACCTATCTTATTGTACTGATCCCAGAGATTACGCCCCATCTTATTGGCCTTCTTGAGTGCAGATAAAAATGCATTGTCTGTCTCAGGATTATTTACTATGTATCCTGTAGCCAACTCCTTATTCAGAAGGGTCTCTGCATAGGAGGAATCATCCCCTCTTGTGTATGCAAATTGAATGTATCCACCTGACACCAGCATCTGTGCTTGATATTCTTTAAGGGCCATGATCCCACCACCAGCATTCTTAATTAGATTGTATCCTATATCAGTAGTACCAGCAGTTGTTAGTGTGTCCCTTATAATATTATTATATTTGAATATAGGATTAGACGTTACAATCTTAGTAAACAAACCCTTGGCTGCAATGGCGTGCTTGAAACCAGGGAACTTAGTGTCTGTGCTTAATGCAGTTAGTGACTTATAAAGTAAGTCATGGTTT